TCTATTACCACCTAGCAAAGTCTGCCTAAGAATATCTGTGTCTGTCTGCGCAGTCTTCTTACGAATCGATTCTTCAAGTGGAAGCAAGGATTCAAGTGACCCTGTACTTTTAAAGTCACCTGTGCCTGTAAGTAATTGTACTTGTGCTTTAAGTGCGTCTGACATGCCTTCGCCATAACTTGGCTGGGCTGGATAATTTATATTTGAGTCACCTTTTCCCATGATATTACCTTATTTTATTAAGTCTAAAATTCTACGATTGTAACGAACACGAGAAGCTACCCCTGTTCTTTTGTTTTTCCTAGTTCCCCATATTTCTAAATCAGCATAATCTGGATTACGTTTAACTAATTCCTTTGCTAATGATTTCATTGCTATTGGGTTAGTTGTCACTACGTCAGATAAATATAGTAAGTCACCATCTGCATAATGCTTTGGTGGATTTTGAAATATTTCATCATCTTCTATATCGACTAAATCTTTTTTATTCCACCTCCACCAAGTTGTAAGACCACTCACACTGCCTTCTTCATCTCGAACAAATAATAGTGTGCCTTGATTTAAATGATAGTGTAAAAAGTTTTTTGTACTTTCCCATGTCCATGCATGTTTTGGGAAGCATCTTTCCTGGTCATAAGTTCGTGCGTAATCAGTTAGCTCATTTAACAACTCATGCAGTTCACTCACTTGTGTTTTAGGTTCTGCTTGTTCTAGTGTTTTCATGTACTAATTGTCGCTCCTAATGCGACCACTTTCCATGCAGATCCATCGCTTACTGCGACTGTGGCTGCACCTGCGTTTCCATCGGTTACGTAAATCATTTGCCCGGCTGGAGATGCGGATGGCACGCCACTTACTGCGTATGATTTAAGTGTCATTATTGTGCCACTTATCGTGCCACCTGTCAGAGCAACTGCATTGCTCGCTTGTGTGGCTATTGTGCCTAGTCCAAGTGCAGTCCTTGCTGCCCCTGCACTTGTTGCTGCCGTGCCTCCATCTGCAATGGCAATGGGTGAGGATAGACCACTAATCGTGCCTCCTGTGATGTTTACATTTCCTTCACTAATTGCAACTGTTGGTTCACCAAGTTGGTTAAGTGACGCAGCGGTTACATCCACGCCCGTGGCAAATGTAAATCCTCGTGTAACTGTTGCGGTAATTGCCATCTATGCGACTTCCCTTCTTGCAGCTGCCCCTACCCCAATTGCTTCCAGGCTAACATGTCTAAAGCTTGGTCTGCCTGCGGTTACATTGATTTCTACTTCTGCACCATACCCACGGGTACGCCCCGTACCAAAGCGGAAGAGTGCTTCTTCCGTGCCATCTGCGGTGTGACTTAATACTGTTGTGCTTGAGTCTGGGTCTAGCGTGTTGACCTTAATATTAAATGCATCTGCATTAACTGTGTTTGCACCTAACTGTCCACGCTTCCAACTCTTCACGCTAATGTCTCCAAAGGTATAGGATCTGGTGATTAACTTGCCTGCAATTGCAGTTGTGCCTGACTCACTTGTACTACCTATCTTGCGACCAGAATCATCAATTGAGTTTTCCTCCATGAGATAAAACCCGGTGTCATTACATGCGAATAATCTGCGTCTAGGTGGGTCTGATCCATTGTCATGCATACACACTACCCAGTCATCAACATGGAAAGCTAGACTACCAGCCATTGCTGGAAAACTATCGGATGCACTAATCCAAGAATTGCTCAATAGGTCAAATACGAATACGGCATTTGGTACTTGAGAACTACCTGTGGGTACTGCAAGAAAGTACTTATTGTCATACACGACACCAGTTGATAAATGTGCATATTCATAGTTAACTTTACTGAATTGATCCTGTATGGGTCTGGTCATGGGTATGGTTTCGCCACTTACTTTACTTATAGCTACTCCAAGTCCCTTGGCAGGGTCTGTGCCAGGTGACAAGACGATGACCCCATTATCAGATAGGAAGAATGTTTGTGGGCCAGACTGTGCAATTGATTTGCGTGCCACGCAACCATGCTGACGGGTAATCTCGTAGGTGTTGGCTGCGCTAGTTGTGGCAATGTTATTGATCATATGAATGCTATTACGCATAAACACGATTAACTGATCTTCTTGGTATGGAAAAAAGCCTACAAGAAAATCTGCACTTCCTTTATTTATTCTAAATTGTGAGTCAGCAGCGTAGTAATTATCGGTGTCTAGTAAGTCAGACATGATAATGGAATAGTTACTATCTGTGGGTTGTGGTATGATTAAGCGATTGCGAAAGAATACACCATAATCTGTGTTTGGACATTGTATACGTCCAGCACCTGGACTTCCATTTGCTTTTTCTACAAAGTCAGTAGGACTGCTAAAGTCTCCATCCCATTCAAGTGGAGTCTTATCCTTACCACGAAATAGAATTAGTTTTTCAAGTGACTGTACAAAGCTCGCCCCATCTGCTTCTGCCACTACTTCACTACCAGGATAATCGATGTTGATACCAGAGTTGTTTGCATCATTCCATATGATTGCTTTTGTCTTGGTTGCAACCACTACAAACTCTGTGCCTGTTGCTGGGTCGCTGAACAATGTGCTGGCAAATACACGCTCATCTGATCCGTTGTAGGTCAGTGTAACTGCACCTGCTAGGAAATCTATACCTTTGCGTACCTCTGCAAGATCACCAATCAAGCGCATATTCTCGCTTGTCTGTACGAAGCCCGGTTCTAAACTTGTTGCTTCTTGGTATGAATCGATACCACGAAATCCACGATCTCCATCTGTAAGAACTTGGTCATCCAATCTACCTGATGTGCGATAACGTGCCATTCACTTGTTCTTAATTTCTAGGTAGAGTTTTCTACCCATGTAAATAATAGTGATGACACCCGCAATGCATCCAAATAAATCATCCAGATGTGCGAGACCAAAAGTGGCAACTGTCCCACTCATGCCAAGAATTGCAGTGCGATCTATCATTAGAAAAGCCAATCTAATATGATGATGCCAACGACAAGTGATGCAAATATGGTTATCATTTTAGCTTTCTTAGACATGTCCATGAACTTGTCTTTTAATAATTCAAGATTTCTCATTTCGGGAGGGTGGTTTAACAGGAAATGGTGCGCGAGTCTGATGTTTGATTGCTTCGGTTTGCGAGCATTGACGGGCAGTTCTTTTTGCTACGAAAATTGGGATGGCAAGGTAGCCACCAAGGAGGATGGCCGCTCCTATTAAAATCTTTTTAATGTACGATGTGAATGCATCAAAGCCTGACTTGTGACTCTCCATGCCCTTTGCCACTAACTCGCTCACATCTCCGTGTGTGAGTAAATCAAGTTTTTCTTCTGCTTCAATGAGTGCATCTTTGTTTTTGAGTGCTTCTCCAGCTAGTACGCCAGCACCAGCAGAGAGTCCACCTATTACCGGGCCACCAATCGATCCGGCAGCACCACCAGCCAACCCTCCCATCAGAGGGTAGGTAGAGCGAAAATTGCACCCGGTGAGGCATATCGCCAATACTATTATGGCGGTGTAGATCATGTGGGGTCAGTTGAAGACCACTCGTCAGTTGCTAAAATGGTGAGTATCTCAGAATGGGTGTATTCGGTTTTGCCATCCAAGAATGAAGGTGTTGTGTCCGTGTCAAACTTAACAAAAGTCAAAGAACCATCGAGTGAGAATCTAACTGTGTCTGCACTTGTCTCATCCACCTTACTAAAATCAACGGAGTCTACTTCGTCCGCATTTATTATTACATATTTTCTGCTCATAATTTATTAAGAGGGTACATCAGTTGAAAAGGTTGGACCGTTAGTTAGTGTGCCATCATTGCCACCGCTTCCTTGGTCTGTAATAGTAGTGCCTGTTCCACCATCGTTATCTCCCATCCTCCACCAATTAACAGGACTTAAAGAAGTGAGGTCTGCTGGTACTCCACTGCCGTATATATCTGACACATCAGACGCAGATAATGCAGAATCAAAAATAGCTACTTCGTCTATAAATCCATTCCAATACCCTGCAAGCATACTCCCTACTTTAAAACTAACTCCACTACCCCCCAAAGACCCTGTGTAAGAACCATTTTGGCTTCCTATTGCTCCGTTAATGTAAACTTTGGTTGTCGAACCATCCCACGTGCCACATACATGATACCATGAACCTGTACTTAAACCTGCGGTGTATTTAGCCAGCCCTGTATAACCAGAACCAGTTGAAACCGCAAACCACATGTCAGAACCTACAGTTTCTAAAAAGAAAGAACCCCCCACATTGCTAGTGTACTGAGAGGCTACTACATTAAAACTACCATAAGAATCAGCATTCACCCAAGCAGACACAGATAAAGCAGAAAAACTACTGACTATAGAACCGCAATCTAAGTAGTCATCACTACCATCAAAGCTTACGCTGTATTGGTTTGCGAATGGAGTACCTCCACCACCAGATGTTCCACTACTCGTCGCAGCTTTACCTCCACCTAGTCCAAGACCAAGTGATATGGTCGAACTTCCCATCTAGATATTGTAGGCAATTACTGCACCACTTGTAAGATCGATACTTGAAAAATTTCCGTAAAGTACAGTTCCAGCAGCAAGCTCAGTTGCATCTTGTCCTGTGCAAATATCATCTAAGTTTGTAATGTTA